GGTGCGGTTAGAGGTAGAGATGCAACTTATATTTGGACAGATACATCTTTGTTTACTATGAGATTTATTGGTCAACCTTTTACTTTTGGTTTTCAACAAGTTGGAACCAACTGCGGATTAATTGGACAGAATGCTGCATTGGAAGTTGATGGTGCTGCGTATTGGTTTTCAGAAAATGGTTTCTTTAAATACTCTGGTAATTTAGAGACTATGATTTGTTTAGTAGAAGATTTTGTTTTTGACGATTTAAATACAACAGCTAACCAATTGATAAATGTTGGATTAAATAATTTATTTGGTGAGATTACTTGGTTCTACTGTACATCAGGATCAACTGTTGTTAATAGATGTGTAACATATAATTATCAAGACTCATCACCACAAAGACCTGTTTGGACAACAGGAACTTTAGCAAGAGGTGCATGGCAAGATTCTTCCGTGTTTGGTTTACCTCATGCAACTTTTTTTAATGCAAGCGATGATGCATCATTTGATGTAGTTGGTAATACTGAAGGAAGTACAATATACTTTGAACACGAAAAAGGAACTGATGAAGCTTTAGCAAGTGGTGTTAATGTAGTCACTTCTAATATTGAATCAGGAGACTTTGATATTACTCAAAGAGTTGTAGGTAGTCAAATGACTGGTATAGCTGACTTTAAAGGAGATGGAGAGCATCTCATGAAGATTAGAAGATTTATACCTGACTTTTTATCTCAAACAGGAAGCACTCAAGTAACACTACAACTTAGAAACTATCCTAATAGCTCTCAAGCAAGTTCACCACTTGGACCCTTTACAATTACCTCATCTACTGATAAGGTAGACACTCGTGCAAGAGCACGAGCTATATCTTTAAAGGTAGCTAATACAGCGGTTAATCAAAGCTGGAAGTTAGGTACTTTTAGATTAGATACACAACCTGATGGAAGACGATAATGGCAATAATTAATACTCTATATAATACCAATCCATATCAGGATAAGATTATGGGTGGATTAGAAGGAGATCCACTTACAAATATTTCTAATAAATTTGCAAGATCGGGGACAGGAATAGATCAAGGATTTATTAATCAATATAATCTTGAACAAAGAAATGATCCAATGTTTAATAACGAAGAGTATGAAGAAATACCAGGTTTTAATTTTAAAGATGCACCAATAGAAACTTCATTTTTTAAAAGAATGGCTGATCCAGCTTTTAAACCATATATGAATAATCCTAATAAAGGAATTATTGACAATTTAATTTTATCAAAAGGAAATCCCGATGCGAGTTTAGTTAATAAAACTAAAAATATAGGTAAGAAAGGTTTTAGTTTAGGTAAGCAAGGTCTTTTAACAGCATTAGGTTTTGCTACAGGTATACCTTTAGGTATTCTTGGAATGTTACCTAAAATGGATCCAAGACAAAAAGCATTAAGAGAATTTTATGGATATGATAATATAGGTAGAGTTCCACAAGGTCAATTAATGGCTGGTTATAGTCCTGTATCAGGTGGTTTATTAAATATGATAACAGGTGGTAAAATGGGTGAAGAAACTACTTATGGATTAGGTGGAGCTATTGATAAAAGAATAGCAAGAATACAAAAAACTTTAAAGAAAAAGAAATCAGCCGTTCTTGAACAAAGAGTAAAAGATTTACAAGCATTAAAAGATAGAGAAAATAAAGCACTTAAAGATGCAAGAGCATTAGCACAGGCCAATAAAGAAATTAAATCTAAAGGATATCAAGATTATGGTCAAGGTGCAGCCAGTCGAGCCACCCAAAGATCCTATGAAGCACCTGATGGAAGTTATGCTGGAGCCAGCACACAGGATTATGGTGGCGGAGAATAATGGCAAAAATAACCGTAGTATTTACAAGACCCAATAAAGAATACAGACAACAAGATGCTGATTCTTTAGTTAGAGATTTAGACGGATTGATTGAAAAACTAAACTCAACTTTCCAACAAGATTTAAGAGATGAACAATCAAGGTTTACTTGGTTTACCTCATCAAGCTCAGGAGTAAATAATGGCTAATAAATATAAAAACGAACAGTTTGATTTAACAACTACTAACGCTACAGATATTTATACTGTACCCTCAGAGTCAAGAGCTATTGTACAAAACATACAAGTTGCGAATGTAGGTGGTTCTAATGTAGAATTAAAAGGTTTTGTATTTGATACTTCTGCATCAAAAGCTTTTCAGTTTGCTGAACAAACTATAAATACAGGTACATCTAGATCATTAAATAATGGTACAATTATATTAGAAGAAAGCGACAAGTTACAATTACAAGCAGCAACAGCTGATATATTTGAAGGCACAGTATCAATATTAGAATTTGATAGAACCTAGGAGGAAAATGAACGTATTAAAACCAGAGAAGATAATAGAAAAAATAACTAACCTTAAAACAGGTGAAGAATATAAGGACGATAACGAGTGGAAATCTAAAGGTGTACCTGAGACAGACATTCGAAGAGATATAAAAGTTCTTATGCCAAGCCTTGATATTTTTGGAGAAACAAAATAAGATAGATAAATTATGGCAATTTCAAGATCAGATATGAATAGACAACTCTACGATGAAGGTGGAATTATTACTTTAGATCAAGCTAAAGAAATGGCTCCTCCAGGAGAGTCTTTAGCATACATTAATCCAGAAGAAGCTGCACTTTTAAAATCATTAGGTGGAGCAGGTGAAGATATTAATGGAACAGGGGTCAAGTCATATTTCTTTAAAAAAATTTTTAGAAAAGCAAAGAAGGCTGTAAAAAAAGTTGTTAAAAGTCCTATAGGT